ATGGTATAACAGGAAAAGCAGTAATAACCCTAACCGTACCTACCTACTTTGCAACAAACAATGCAGGAGGTGTGGATGGTGACATAGCATATCTGATTGCAAATAACACATTAGTAAATATAACTTACGTATGATACCAATGAACTACCCACCCACAGCAAAGCTGATGAGTGGGCTTTTGCTCCCATTGTGTAAAATAATATCGTTAGGAACTAACGATTACAGGAGTGGAGATGAAATAAGACCAATTTTAATTGGCTCAATCGATGAAACTTCTAAAATTCTTGATATTTAATTTAGGAGCCTTATTATTAAAAAAGGTAGTTTATGGATTTTTTTATTAAACAAGGGGCAACGGACCCCATATTAAAAATGAGATTAATCGATGATGGAAAAAATGATAAATCATCGTTTAATGAATTATTGGAAAATTCCGAGATTACATTTGAAATGTCAGATACTAAGACAGGAATTCCGTTCATTTTAAATGCCCCTTGTTCTATAGCTTTAAGAACAAAGAAATATAATCAAACGACAGACGAATATTATATCATCTATCGTTTTACGGAATTACAAACATCAGAAATGGGCAAGTTTGAAGGAAAATTCACTATTCAATTTACCGACAGTAATCAAAATAATACAACAAAACTTATTGTTCCAATAAGAGATCGACTTTATATTAACATTACTTAAACTTCGGTTGCGTGATAAGCCAGATCTCTACCATCGTTAGAGATAATTTCATCTTCTTCAATAACTTTACTACTTTCAGCCTCTAATCTGACAACTTTTCTATTATAATCGACCCAATATTGATCTACAAGAGATAAGCTGTCATCAACATACATAAAATATGGATCTTTTTCTACACGATTCCAGAATATCACTTCACCATCGGATAATGTCATAACTTCTTCTATTTCATCCTGTCCTTTTTTAGATACTGCTTTCTTTTTTGGTGCTTCTGGTAGACCCGTATATTCTTTTATTTTTTTAGTTGTTCTTTTCTCTTTTGGGATTAATGGATGACCATTATCAAGTTCACATTGTAATGCGGTAAAATATTGTTTATTTTCGGGATTCTCAATTAAGATATCATTTCTGATTTCAGGTTTAAATACCACAAGTAATGGTAGAATTCGTTTATTAAAATTAGCAATGTATTTCTCGATATTATATTCGCCCGTCATATTTGGGTTATTCAGAATATCGTTCTCTGAAACTCGATAACAATTGATTTCAATATGTAATTTCTTTGGTGGAAGTTTTCCCTCGTGAGCATCCTGATATTCAACTAATTGTTTTCTTGTGTATTTTTGATCATAACTTGAAACTTTTTGAACATCTCCATCGGATTTTTTTGTACCATTATTAACATAATATATTGTTTCACCAAGTGATGCGGGATATTCATCTTGTGTAATAAGTTCCATATGTGCCTGACGAGACATGAATGATCCGCCTTTATTTTTTTTCTTTATATATTTTTTATAATCTTCAACGCTTTGTTTAACACGGGATTTATTGGCAATTTTAACCAATGGAATCTGATGGTTATATAGTTTATCAATATAGTCATAATATAAATTGATAAAAGATAATCCGTCGCCATCTAATAGATATTTAAATCCATCATCTAAGAATTCAACTATGTATTGTGGTAATTTTTTGGATTTAAGGGTATTTCCCACTACTTTTATTTTTATTTTACCCTTTTTCTCCATCTTTAATATGTAATTCTTTTTAGATACATTAATCATTGCTTCGGCGGTATAATCAATGTCCAATCCCATTTCACCTCTCATGAATATATCATTAAATTCCGCAACATCGGCATAAATACCCCGATATTCTTTACCTTTTTCAACTAATTCATTTAACCCTTTACCAGTATAAACATGGGAGTTAATATCTTCTGGATCTGAGAAACAGACGCCATCAGTATCTAGAGTGAGGGGAACGTACCCTTTCTTTAAATAAAACATCATCATCATACGAAGAACTTGTCTTCCAATACATGTCGTCATTTCACCTAAATTCATATCTCCCCAATGGAAAACTTTGGGAGCTGATAGAGATCCGAAAAACGCATTGATGAATATTTTAATCGGTAATTGTTTTCTATCATATTTTTCAGATAGAGCAGGATTGGTTTTTTCAAATTCTTCTTTCTGTCTTTTATACCCAATACGAATATTACGGAAATATTTTAACATCGCTTTTAGAGCTCCCAATACATCACAAGTTGGAAATATATCATTTACAAGGTCAATAGCAGGATAAAGAGACGCGAAGTCAACTTTTGTGATACCTTTTGAATACCCAACTCTTAATAATCTGGATAAACCACCCACAAAATCTCTTTTTTCGTCTTTTTCCGGTATTGCAAGATTATTTTGGTATGACCACGCTAACATAATTAATTTCCACAGGGTTGCAGTTCCCATTGTGGCAATTCTTTCATATGTCGTTGGCACTAATTTTGACAATAAGAATGTTGCCTGACTAAATGAATCATCAACCACCATTGTTTCATATAGATCATCATCGAGATACTGTTCGATAAGTTTTCTTCCTGGCCATATTTCATATTTACCTGGATATTTCTCTAAAAGTCCTTCAGTACCAGGATCTCCGATCTTTCTCCATCCACCTGTTTTGGGATTTACATAATAACTCTCTCCGCCCAAGTAAATTTTTGAAATATACGCGCCATCCACATAGATACGATCTGGCTTTTCTTTTTCAAGATATTTGGTGATGTATTTAAGACCCCAACTCTTGATTTCTGAGTTGATGGCCTGTGCTCTACGAACAGAATGTGAGATATCTATGATATTAAACCCCCATATAACATATTGATTGTATGGCTCTATCTCATTTGCGAGTTTTAATATTCCTTCTTTTAGTTTAATTCCTGTAAATGATAGAATTTGTGTCAATTTTTGGATATCCATCTTCAGGGTCTCCGCTCTTTTCATAATAAATGGAAAATCGAAGGATGCTGAATTATAACCACCAATAATCGTGGGTTTTATCTCTCTAATAAGATTAAAAAACTCCGTAATACATCTTTGTTCCCCGTTTTCACCAAAAGCATCGATGGAGTGTTGAAGTCCACGATTGTTTTTAACTCCAATCATAATTATTTTATCCGTTTCAGGATTTAATCCCGTTGTCTCAATGTCAAATACAAGCCTATGTACATCCTCATATTCGTCAATACCCTTAAATAATCTTTTTCTTTTCTGTACAAGATATTGTTCAGCGGGATTTAATATTTGAAAATATTTTTTATATTTCTCGCCCCATGGATCGATTCCACCCTGTTTGAAGAAGTTCAGAAGTTCTGTATACCCTTTCAGACATTTAACTAAATAACGAAGACCACTATTGAGTCTGGGATCATCATATGTGTCGAGTGATTCGATCAGGATACCATATTCCCCCATTTTCTTCTTTTGGAGGGTCTTATTATTCTGATAAAAATTGAGTCCCGTTAAATCTCCAACCCAAAGAAATGGTACAATTGTATCTTGTTTTATGATTTTACCTTTTTCAGGATCTTGAATGATTTTATAGATTGTGTTATTTTTGTAATCGTACTCAATACCAACGATATACTTTTCAGGATCTTCCCCGTTAAGAAAGTCTTCGATGACCTTCTGTGAAATTATTTCCTTCATGTTTATACTTTAAATTTGACATATTAGCTTACGGAAAATCCGTAGTTTGCCTTACTTGACAATAAATATAAACAATATTTTCGAAATAAAAAAATATAAATTGAAATTATTAAATAACTTGAATAGGATATACCATCGCTCTATACTTGAGACTTTCATTTAAGAATTTAGCCTCATTTGCTTTTCTTTCAAGTAATTTATCAGGAAGAAGTCTTTCTAATCTCACTTTTAATTCTTCAATTAGCTTCACTTTTTCATCTCTTGCCTCTGTAAGTAAAGATTGATAATCTAATTTAACGGAGCTCTCTGGAACTTGTAATTCACCTGAGAATTTACCCCAAATTCTAGCTAGACCTTCTTTGGAATATGCTATAAGAAATTTTCTTACCCAGTTTTGAGCGGGTGCGTTTAATGCCACCCATGTTAACTCTTCGGTCATAACATCGGATGGTAATTTAATAATATCTTTATTTTTAGCAAGACAATCATCCCTATTGGTTGTTTCGTAATACCAGTACCAAACTTTCCAGTTGTTATTTTTAACAGATCCAAAATCAAATCTACCACCTGGCACATTATATAGATGAACATTTTTTGTTCCGTTTTCTCCTGCTGTGATTCTGTAGGTTAACTCACCCCCAATTAATCTATTTTTAAGGTTTCTATCTTGCATCCTTAATAAAAGATCGAACGCGGGTAACATAAAGTATGAACCTGACATCCCAACTTGTGCAAATCCACCAACACCACCAAATCCAACGCCGCCAAGTCCGCCAAATCCCCCTAAGAATGGGTCAATGATTGAATCCGTTAATTCTGCTCGTGTAAACCATAATAGTTCATTTATTTCGCGTCCAGCTGGAATTGTATACATTTGTCGACCTGCAACCAAATCAAAATAATCTTTTTTCAATACACTATCTCCACCAGCTTGTAATCCAACAATTTTGGAATAAGCATATGTGTATTGTGTTTGATAATCTAAATTTCTCGTTGTGAACGCTCGTGTTAGAGATTGATTATCGACATCGAGGCCAGCTAATGATGACCATTGAGACTCAATTAACCAATCATTTACATATTGTTCATATTCAGAGATTGACAATTCCAGAAATGTGTCCAATTGTTCTTCTGTTAATTCAATCCCGCGAACAGGCACTCCTAAAAGATGTAAAACCTGAGTATAAAGTTTTTCTCTGTCCTCTGCATTTATTACTGTTGTTGCCATATTTACTTTATTACATAAATAGTTTATATTTGGGATAATTATGGGAAATGTGAACGATGAATTAACAGATGTCTTATTGGACTTGAACAGATATTGTTTTGAGAAACAAATTCAGTTCGAAATTGAATCAAGGGATGATACTGCAAAAAACAGTATCAAAAAAATAAAAAAGGATGGTGATATTGTTATTCAACTAGTTCTTGGTGATGTTGAAGATAACGATTTCTTAAATAAAGTCACTAAATTTGTAATGAAACTTAAAGCAGTGCCTTCATAAGCTCTTTAGCAAAAGATTCTGAATATTCACCATCACCCATTACCTGGTCGATGATATTCTTTTTTCTTTGTAATATGTTATAAACAATTTGTTCAATTGTGTTTTCGAATATTGGATAATATATTGTAACACTATTTTTCTGATTTGGTCTATGGGCTCTGTCCTCACTTTGTGCATGATGAGCAGGAACAAATGATAAATCGTTCATAATAACAACTTCGGCGGCTGTTAAATTATGGCCAACGCCACCGGCAATAATATTCAAAATGAACACTTTTATCTTCGGATCATTCTGAAATTTCTCTTTGCTCGCTTCTTTTTGATTTGCGGTCATTCTACCATCTAAAACCACAGAATTTTTCTTATATTTTTCGTGTAGCATATCTAATGTCATTGTGAAATTCGTAAAGACAAGAATTTTTTTATCCTGATCAAGGGCTTTATCGATTAATTCACAAGTATATGGTATTTTTTCAAAGGCAAGAACCTGTCTAACTTTCATAAGACGACCTAAAACGGCAATAAGATTCTCTCTATCAGGTTCTTCTTCCTGAGTATTAATGTTAAGTGTTGTTCGATGTTTATTTTCTTCTGTAATTCTCATGAATTCCTCAAGTTCTTCATTGTAATATGTGCTTTTCAATTCTAAGAATATTGGGGTTATGATTTTTTCAGGTAAATCAAGAATATCTGACTTCATTCTTCGTAGTACAATATTTTTTGTCATTTCTCTTAATTCATCCAAATTACTATGACCACTTGTATTCCATATTGTTCTACCGTTAGCTTTGAATCTAAATCCTTTACAATACCTTTTAACATAGTGTTGCCAATTTGATGCAACTGGGGAATGAACAATTTTTAATAGATTAAAATAGTTAATCGGCCTATTAGTCATCGGCGTTCCAGTTAATAACCAAACTTTTGGTATTTTTTCGAGAATGTCGTTTAATAGTTTGGACCTGTTACTTGTGGCGTTGCTCAAAAAATGTGCCTCATCTATAATTGCTACATCAAATCCTTCATTTATAATTAATTTATAATCATCACTATCTTCACTTTTTTCAGTTGTATGATAATTTTTTAATATATCATAATTTATTATATAAAAATCAAAGGTTGATCCCCATTTACGACCTTCCACAATTAATGTTTTTCTATCGGTATATATTTTTATTTCTTTTTGCCAATTTATTTTAAGGGACGCTGGACACACAATAAGAATTTTTTTTGCTCCACTTTCTAATGACGCAATTATTGAAGATGTTGTGTTATGTGTAACTATTGCATGATCCGCAACATATAATTTATCTGGAGAATCCACGGATATACATACTGATTCACCTTTTCTTTCAAATTCAATATTTTTAATATATCTACCAACTTTATATTTTTGTGGATCATTATATCTTTCGGCTTTTCGTTTTAATTTAAAAGGGTTCATTCCATTGCTCAACTTAATATTTACATAATATGTCATTCTACATTTCACTCTAATACCATTTTTTTTATAAAAAGATATTCTTGAATGTTTTCTTGCAATTCCACCTAATGAATGCACAATTTCAATAACATCATCGCATAATTGTTCTGATACTGTTGTATATTCTGTTGCTTTAAAATTATTATTTTCACTCAATGCACAACAACCATCCGTGTCCATTAATCCTTGTAGTATCAAAAGTCTATTTTCAATTGATGAATATTTATATATGTTCGGTATGAATTTAGTGTGGGATCTTGTGTTTTCAAGATTTAATTCATATAATAAATTTCCAATATTAGTATATCCAAATCTCACATTTGGCCTTTTTATTATCGTTTTAGTTTCAATTAAATTAAAATTATAAAAAAGTTCATCATAATCGTCTTTATGACATGTGAATTGAATAGTTTTTTTTCTAAAATACCCATCTCCAAGACTTAATCCTAAAAAATATGGATCTATTGGTAAGATGTCATTATTATCGAACTCTATCGGTTTTACTATTGGTATTTGCCATTTCAAGTTTCCATTTGTTTCTTTATAATATGTTGAATAGACATATGACCTTTTTTCATTCCATCCCCATCCTTTTTGTTTTAATTTTAAATCTTTATCCATCATTTGATCAACACTTAATATTATTTTTCTATCTGATCTTCCGCTTTTATTATTTTTTCCAAAACCACGTGAAGATAGTTTAAACAAATGATTTTTATCTGTTAATATTGAATATCCGTCATTAAATGTTATTCTGTAAAGATCCATTTCGCCTTGAAAAAACACACCATTAACCTTACATTTTTTACCATTTAATCCAATTATTTCGTCACCTATTTTTAAATCACCAATTTTAATTTTTCCTTTTGGTGAGTATAGTAATGTATTGATTTCCAATCCTTTACCACCTCCCATTTCATCTGCTAAAATAAATCTATCATTAGCTAAAAGTTTTTCAATTGCCACTTTTTGATGTTCCATTGGTGGGCGGACATTATATTTTGAATAATCTATGACCCGATTTAATTTCTTTTCCGATGGTATAATCGCTCCTTTTGGTAACCAAATAGAATGATTTTGTTCGGTATCAAAATATTTACCCCATATGTGAAAAGCCTTATCTGATTCACATAATAATTTCTCACACCATATTTTTTCAATGGTTTTTGTAAATAATTTTTCTTCTTTTAATTTTTGCCCAAATGATACGGTAATATAAATATATTTTCTAGCAACTTTAGGGGTTATCTTATTGTATTTTAACACATAATCAGCTTGTGGGCGTGTTAAATTGAAGCTCTTATTGTTTAAAAACCTGGTTCTCCATTCTATCAACTGATTGTTAGCTCCTTCATATGTTGATAGAATGTTTCTTGCCTCTATTTCGGGAATCTTTGTCTCCATGTTTAAATTATAATCTAATATACATAATTAGATTGGAAAACTAAAGTATTTATACATATGGAAAACCAGTTGCCTATAACGAGGCTGAGCAAATTTTTCTCAGAAGATGATTTCGACCTTCACATACAGCTAGGCCAGGAATATTTACACGGCGACCTAAATATGACACTTGTTTTATATCGGGTTGACAGGACACGAACCGATACTGATGATGTTTATGGTGAATCAGGAAAAGATAGTATTAGAGTATTACCACCTGTAGAATTTAACGGGTTAGTGAAAATAGTTGAATCTGAAAATAAATCATATAAAACAGGTCTTTTAAGATTTCTTGAGCCTGGCAATATGACGATATCTGTTTATATAAAACAACTTGAGGATTTAAAGGTTGATATAAGGTTTGGCGATTACATTGGGTATCCTGATAGTGAAAGTAGAGTAAGATATTATACCGTCTCAAATGATGGAAAAGTTACCGCAGATAATAAACATCATCATTTTGGGTATAAACCATCTTATAGAACAATAATTTGTGTACCAACACAAGAAAATGAATTTAGAGGCATTTAAATGACATACCCTAGAAAAAATAACATTTCCGTTTATACCGAAAAGGAAATACTGGACAGAAGGCAAGAATTATTGGACAGAATAACCAAATCTGACACTTTTATGCCAGATCCCATCTTGCACGACGATTTGGATATGGGAATGTTGGAGTTCATTAAAACGAATTTAAAGGTCATTTCTGATGGTGTTCAAATTCCAATTATACCAAAAATTTTAACAATACAAAGATGGAGTGAAATTGCCAATAACTGGACATTTGCCGATGATGATGGAAATATGAAAATTCCATTTATTGGGGTTATAAGAAGACCCGATGTTCAACCTGGAACAAATCCTGTTATTCAAAGAACTATTCCAGAAAGAAGAACATTTCATTATGCCACAGTTCCAACATGGAATGGTACTCAAATGGGCGCCGATGTCTATAAGATGCCACAACCTGTTGCCATTGATATTAGTTTCGAAGTAACTATTGTTTGTAATAAATTCAGAGATCTAAATAAGTTTAATAAAGTCGTATTACAGAAATTTTCATCCAGACAAGCATATACAACCGTAAAGGGACATTATATTCCAATTGTTATGGATAAAATAAGTGATAGCTCACCAATTGATGCGTTAGAAAATCGTAGATTTTATGTACAAACATATGATTTTACAATGTTGGGGTTCTTAATCGACCCTGAAGAATTTGAAGTTAAACCTGCAATAAGTAGATTATTTTTATTGCATGAATTTATAGATACAAAAAACTACGAAAAGAAATTTATTAACACATCAATTGATATTAAAACTGTTGTGATTACTGCCGATGGTACTCAAACAGTATTTAGTGTGGGAGAAAAAATAACACAATTGTTTTTAGTTTCAGTTAACGGTCAGGTACAAAGACCTGACATTGATTATTTTTGGTTGGGACAAACATCGAGAATTACATTAGTTACCGCTCCACTCCCTGGCGCTAAAGTAATGATATGTTATTACGCTGGTAGAAGTAATGTTTTCCAAGATGCATATGGTAACCTATTATTTTTTAAATATAAAAATTTCACATATAACGAGGGAGTTTATACATTTGATGTTGTTGATGTGATACATAGTGTAATATATGTCACTTTCAATGGTCTTGTTGAAGTGGAAGATATTACTTACACCTATATGGATAACATCGTGACAATAATTGATCCTCTTCATCAATTACAAGATCAGAGTTCAATTATTGTTGCATATTTGAGATAAAAATTATTCTCCATATATGTCCTTCTTCTTTTGAACCCTATTGATTTCATCAATCCATTTTTCTACAACTCGATACATTTTTAATCCGTTTTTTTCGCAATGGGATTTAAGAATTTCATGATGCTTCTCGCTGATCTTGATATTTTTACTCTTACTCCTCATAGTAAAAGATAAATATAGATAAAAAAGGATAAATTACTATCTTTTAAATTTTTTATTCATAAATCTTTGGGGAAAACAAAGATATTTATGATAAATAAGAATAAAATAAATAATTAACATAATAATCAATGGGAAATTCAAACAGAGTATTCGTTTCTCCAGGTGTATATACATCTGAGAAAGATTTAACATTTGTAGCACAAAGTGTTGGTGTTACAACATTGGGATTAGTTGGGGAAACGCTTAAGGGCCCCGCTTTCGAACCTATATTAATAACAAATTTTGACGAGTTCAAAACATATTTTGGGCCAACATCACCTGAAAGAGATGGCAGTTTGGTTAAAAATCCAAAATATGAACTTCCATATGTGGCTAAGGCTTATTTACAAGAATCAAATCAATTATTTGTAACAAGAGTACTTGGTTTAACTGGATATAAACCTGTAACGACATTTGGTATTACAACATTAGGCGGCGTTAATTATACCGTAGCATCATTGGGAACAACTCTTAATGAAAGTGGAATAGCACCATCAGGTCTAACTGCTAGTAGTTTTTACACTGAGTTATCAGGAAAAACCGCAACAAACGGAGATAGCGTAACTGACTGGATAGCTGCGCAATCATATACATCAGATGGACAATGGTTCACAATTGGATTGGTTCCCCCTGATGTTATAAGTGGATATATTGGCGGAGGTTCTGAAATGGTTGGTCCTATTGGTGACACCACAGGATTTACATGGTCTAATTATTATACCAATATAACAGGAGCAAGTATAACTGAAATATATTCTTATGGCTTCCAATATAATTTATCATCTCATTCATTTACCATATCGAGATTTCCTTATGAGGATGCTGTGGCGAATAAATACGATGGTTTAGTTGTTGCGGCTTTGAGGCCAAGAGGACATTATTCATCACCATCCACATTAACTTTAGCGGCAACAGGTCTTACTATATCGTCAAGCACCCTCGCATCTGATCCATTAAGTGACTTTACCACAACTATCACTACTCAAACTACTGGCGGAACAAAAACATTTACATGTTCATTAGACATATCATCAACCAAGTATATTTCAAAAGTATTGGGTTCTGATGTTTATGATAAAAACCATAGTGATTATCCATTATATACTTATGAAGCATACCCATATTTAATTTCAGCTTTAAATGATCGTGGATTAATAAGAGGTTTAAGCACAACTGTAATATCACATACTGTTGGTGAAGATTTCGTACATGAATGGGATACGCCGGCATCACCGATGGTTGTTTCGGAAGTCCGTGGTGGAAAAGTTGATGAATTATTTCAGGTTCTTACGGTTTCCGATGGAGATGCGGCAAACTATCAAGTTAAAATTACCATACAGAATATCGATCTCGAAACTGGTGAATTTGATTTATTAGTTCGTGATTTTAATGATGAAGACGATAATCAAGTTGTACTTGAAAAATATAGTAGATGTACAATGAACCCTGAATTGCCAGGATATGTAGCTTTAAAGATTGGTACATCAGATACCAAATATGAATTGAAGTCAAAATACATTATGTTGGTAATGAATGAAGAACATCCAATGGACGCAGTTCCCGCAGGATTTAAAGGATTTACCGCTGACACAATTCCAAGTTCAGTATTGGGTAATGTAATGTATAAAACCTCATATTACACCGCTGGCGATGTTGTTACATATACCAATGGTGAGCCAGATGATTTACCAACAGATAAAATTAAAAAAGTATCTTTGGGACTTTCATCACAGATGGGGTTCGATAGTGACTTATTTAAATTCAAAGGTCAAAACGCTAGCGCAATAACAACTGGATTCCATTTATCCGTAAATGCCGCAGGAATAACTGGTGGCACGATCACAGGATATCAATACGACTGTACTCCTTATGATTTAGAAGGACAAACACCAGTTAATGATTCAACCGCTAATCCATTGGAGTTAATTGCATATCGTAAATTTACTTTTGCAGTATGTGGTGGTTTTGACGGTTGGGATATTTACAGAAATGTAAGAACAAATAGCGACGCATATATCTACGGTAAAACAACTTATGTTAATAACTGGGACAGTAATAGTGGAGTATTTAACCATCATGTTGGAAATTCTGACTACTACGCATATCTTACGGGTATTGAAACATTCGCCAATCCGGAAGCTGTTGACATTAATATCTTTGCGACACCTGGACTTAACTTCTACGATCATTCTTCCTTAACAGAACAGGCGATTGATATGGTTGAAACTGAAAGAGCGGATTCACTTTATATTATTGCTTCACCAAATATTGACACCGCTAAAGAAATTATTGGTATGATAGACACAATCGGATTGGACTCTAACTATTCAGCCGTATACTGGCCTTGGATACAGGTTAGAGACAATGATAATTCAACACAACTATTCATCCCACCAACAGGGGAAGTTGTCAGAAACATAGCTTTAACTGACAATGTATCCTATCCTTGGTTCGCAGTAGCTGGTTATTCGAGAGGACTTGTAAACGCTATCAAAGCGGTTAAAAAATTGACCCTTGATGAAAGAGATGGTCTTTATAAGGCAAGAATTAACCCAATTGCTACATTTTCTGATACAGGCCCAATCATTTGGGGAAATAAAACTCTTCAGGTTAGAGAATCGGCTTTGGACAGAATCAATGTCAGAAGATTACTATTGAGAGCAAGAAAACTTATTTCAGCAGTTGCTGTCAGGTTACTTTTCGAACAGAATGACGAACAGGTAAGAAATGAATTTACAAGATTGGTTAATCCGATCCTCGAAGCAATCAAAAAAGAAAGAGGATTGTACGATTTCCGTCTGGTAGTTTCAAATGACCCCGAAGATATTGATCAGAATACTCTCAGGGGTAAAATTTACATAAAACCAACGAGAAGTCTCGAATTCATTGATATTGAGTTTATTATCACTCCAACAGGAGCTTCTTTTGAAAATATTTAATCGTAAGTTGTTAATTTAAAGTTAGAAACCCCGAATTTTCGGGGTTTTTTGTTGTTTATTATTTTTATTTTATGTATATTTATAAGAAGAGAGGTTCTTGTTAATAATATTAAAATTTTACCACTTATGAAAATAGAATTAAAATGTGAAAATTGTAACAAAATGTTTACTACTAATTTTAAACATCGAGATAAAAAATTTTGTAATAGAACATGTTATTTTGAATACGCTAGAAAAAACAATTTATTAGGTAACAAAAAAGACCCTTCTGTAAGAGAACAAAGGATATGTTTACAATGTGGAAGTGAATTTACAGAAAGAAAAAAACATGAACGAACATTATGCTCTGATGAATGCAGATTAAAATGGAATCTAATTCAAGAAAATAAAGACAAAAGAATAAAAAACTCGAAAAAGGTAATAATTGAAAAATATGGGGTTAAAAGTTTATTTGAGTTAGATGAATTTCAAAAAAAATGTAGAAAAAATTTTAAAGAAAAATATGGCGTTTCTCACCCTATGTACTTTCCTCCTTTTGTTGAAAAATTAAAAACCACTTTTCGAGAGAATCATTTACTTTGTTTAATCCCAAAACTAAAGAGTTATAATTTAGATTTACTTGATGATTATATAAATAATAAAGATGGAAATACTTCTCGTCCATATAATTTTAAATGTTTAAAATGTGATAATGTTTTTTCAAGCACATTATTGGGTAGCGGTAAAATACCAATTTGTAGAAAATGCTTTCCAATAACGAAAAACTCTAAATTGGAAGAAATTTTTCGAGATTTTATAAATGAACTAGGAATAAAACATTTAGATAATAATCGAACATTGTTAAATGGAAAAGAAATTGATTTATTTTTAACTGACTATAATTTAGGAATAGAATTAAATGGAAATTATCATCACTCTGAAATATATGGAGAGAAAGACAAAACTTATCATTTTGAAAAACTAATGATTGCCACAAATGTGAAAATTAAATTATTACAAATTTTTGAAGATGAATTATTATTAAAAAAAGAAATTGTTTTTTCCCGAATTAAAAACATCCTTGGTATAACCGAAAATAAAATTTTTGCCCGAAAATGTGTAATAAAAGAAATATCTAAAACAGATTCAAAGATATTCTTAGAAAAAAATCATTTACAGGGAGATTCAGTTGATAAAGTTAGACTGGGATTATATCTAAATGACAAATTAATTACTGTTATAACGTTTGGGAAGAAAAGAAACTCTTTGGGTAATACATCAATAACTGATGAGTATGAACTCCTGAGATTTGCTGGTAAAATAAATACAAATATTGTCGGGGGATTTTCACGTCTGTTGAAATATTTTATTAAAGGATATAATCCATCTAAGATTATTACGTATGCTGATTCCAGGTGGTCTGGAATCATTCCTGAAGACACTATTTACTATAAGAACGGATTTAAATTTATTCACCAGACTCCACCTAATTACTGGTATGTAAATACAAAAGATTTTCTTCATAGATTTCATAGATTTACATTTAGAAAAGATGTTCTCATAAAAGAAGGATTTTCACCTGATAAAACAGAATGGGAAATAATGCAAGAAAAAGGATTTGATAGAATATGGGATTGCGGATCTATGAAGTTTGAAATGATGTTATAATATCGTCGTAGAAATATAAACTTTCAGGTAACAAATAGAGAGGGTGGAACACTGCCCTTTTTATTTGAAAAAATTCACCCAGGACCATACTAGTATTTATTCTAGTAATTTTTAATTTTCTTAATTTTGGATTCTTTTAATATTATTGGACCTTAGTATAGAAGTTTGGACCATTTTTTCTGGATCTGCTCTTACTGGAACTGGGGTCCATAAATATACGAAATTTTTTTGAAAAAGTCAAATAAATTAAAAATATTTTTTAATTCTTTATTTTTCACTAGTAGAATAAACATCCAGATATACTGGGGGCAGTGTGAAATTTATGAAAAAAATTAACGAAATCAAACTTTTTTGTAAATTTTAATAAATTTTTTATTTCCACAATCCCATAATCTTAGATATCCTAATTCTTTTGTTATTTCATGTTCTGTTTTTAATTTTGAAAATCCCATTTTAACAAGTTTATCTTTCCTGAAGTTAAATCGTTGATATCTTTTAATTTCATTAGGTTTAAGATAAAAATAATTAGGCTTTGTTATTTCTTTAAGTTCAAATCCCATTTTATGGTATGTTTTTCCTGTAAAATATCGAACATCACAATAGCTAGTGATTTTAAGAGGTTTAAATATCTTCTCAAAACAGGTTAGTAATTTTTCAGATCCACCCACTACATTTATCCCTGATTTTGTACATAACCTTATCATTTCATATTCTCCTTCTTTTTTTATACTGCCCATCGATTTTCTATTACCTGAAAATGACATTATTTGTATCAGTTCATTTTTAAAAAATAATCCAAGCTTAATTTTTGATGGAGCATATCCTTGTATGTGATGATTTTCAATAAAAGATTTATAAACGTCATTATCAATTAATTTTATTTCACATTTTCTTCCCCATATTTTTTCATTAGTTCCGGATATTCTGTTTTTAATTATATTTTTAACAATTTCTTTTTTGAATTTCCATTCATCTTCCCATATTTGAAATAAATGAATTCCTTCTTTTTCTGAAGATATCCACTTATTTCTATGATAATTTTTATCCAATATAAATTTTTCACTATGGTAATATAGTCCATTTATCTCTATTCCAATTTTTTTATCTTTTATAAAAAAGTCAATTTCCTTGGGCATAATTGTAATTCTGTCATGTTTTTTAAAATCATATCCATTATCAACCAAGAAATTTTCAAGTTCTTCTTCAATCATAGATTGATACGGAGGGACGCATATTTTACAAAGTGAAATATTATTTCTTTGTCTATAGTTAAATGAATTATATTCATGAATTGAATCTTCATCACAAATATCACAGTGGAACATAATTTCTTTATCATTTTTTATTATTTTATCATTCTCATATTTTTTCTCATATTTTTCTTTCATTATTTTTTTATAATAATCGGTTTTTGTCATAATTGAATTTCCATATTTTTCAAATATTTTTTTTTGAATAATATCTTTTTTCTCAAAAAAATTATATACTCCATAATTTTTAAAATTTGTGTCCGACATTTTTTTCATCACATCGGAAGAACTACATGGAGCGACGCCTCCATATCTTTTAATATTGGTTGATTTTATATTATTAATATGTTTTTCGGATTTATTTGCACATATAATTGAACAATAAGTACCATATCCTTCTTTAATTGATCTTTTAAATTTTAATCTCTTACCGCAGGTTAGACATACAGGCATATCATTAAGATCATTCAAAAATAAAAATAATTGTTCTTTAAATTGAATATTTTGTAATTTATGTCTTTTAACAAACGATTTTAAACTTAAAAAAAATGTTGGAAAATTAGTACTAATATAATTTTCTTTTGTTTTATATCCACTTTTATTATTTTCTAATAAAAAAATTTTTAATTCTTTTTTACTTTTTTCCATAGTCATATATTTATCAATATATAAATATACGAAAATTATGGCAGATTTACTAATGAAGATGCCGGTTCCTTATGAACCGAAGAGAAAAAACCGATTTATACTTAGATTTCCTTCAAGTTTGGGAATCAATGAATGGTATGTTACATCCGCGGCTAGACCAGTAGCTAAAATAAATCCAGTTGAAATTCAGTTTCTAAACACATCAACTTATGTTGCTGGTAGATTTAACTGGGAGGAACTTAAAGTAGTATTCAGAGATCCGATTGGGCCGTCAGCTTCACAGGCACTCATGGAATGGTTTAGGCTACACGCTGAATCAGTTACAGGTAGAATGGGGTATGCTGCTGGATATAAGAAAGATGTAGAATTGGAAATGCTTGATCCGACAGGAGTTGTAGTTGAGAAATGGGTTCTTCAAGGTACATTTTTAACAAATTTGGACTTTGGTTCTCTTGACTATTCAGATGATAAACTAGCCGACATTAGTGCGTCGCTTCGTATGGATCGTTGTATACAAATATACTAATTTATTGACAATCAAATAATTAGATATTTAATATTAAATATTTTTACATATCCTTGACATCCTAAAATAAAATCCGTATATTTATAATAAAATATGAATATATGGATTTTTCTTTTTTTACAATAGATAATAAATCAGGGCATAAAACAAAGGAGAAATGGTTTAGTAAAAATCAACCCACAACTTATTTAGAAATTCTCAACTATTCAGAGAAATTAAACATAGAATTGAATTTTATGGAAAAAATATGGTTCTATTACAATAATTTAACGGAAAGACCAAAATGTATAACATGTGGTAAAGAAATTAAATTTAGAAATAGATTTGATAAACCATATGGTGAGTTTTGTTCATTGGAATGTATAAATTCGAACAAAGAAGAAATGAGTAATCGGCAAAGTAAAACCTTTAAAAAAAAATATGGAGTGGAGTTTTATCCCCAACATAAGGATTTTATAAAAAAACAACGTGAAACTAAATTAATTAGATATGGAAATGAAAACTATGTTAATGTGGAAAAATCAAAAAAAACACGAATGGAGAGATATAATAATGAAAAATATAACAATTGGGAACAATATAAAATAACATGTAGTAGAAAATATGGCGTTGATAATTATTCGAATTCAAATAACTATCATAATAAAATTATCACAAATTATAAATCATTATACCCAAATATTAATTTTATTCATATTGGTAAATTAATGGTTACGATTAAGTGTGATAAATGTGGTAAAGAAAGTGAAATAACAAAACAATTATTATATGAGCGAAATAAAAGAAATTACGAGATATGTCCGGTATGTAATCCAATTGGTCAATCAAGTAGAAGTGGATATGAGAAGGAATTAAGTGATTTTTTGAAATTCATATTAGTTACACATAAGACATCAGACAAATTGATACTAGGTAAGAGGGAATTAGATGTTTTTATACCCGAACATAAATTGGCCATTGAATTTGATGGAACATATTGGCATAATGAATTATTTTTACCATCAGACTATCATTTAAAGAAAACAATCGGATGTCAAGAAAAAAACATAGAATTAATTCACATATTTGAAGACGAATGGATAAGAAGAAAAGAAATCATTAAATCGATTTTAAAAAATAGGTTAAAGAAAACAGATAACACCATTTTTGGAAGAAAATGTATTATAAAAGAAATTGATTCAAAAACAAATAAATTGTTTCTTAATGAAAATCATATTCAAGGAAATGTTAATTCTAAAGTAAGAATTGGATTATATTATAATGATGAATTAATATCAGTAATGACATTTTCTAAAGGAAGGATAATAATGGGAGGGAAAAGTGATGAATGGGAACTTACACGATTTAGTAACCGAATTAATACAAATGTAATTGGCGGAGCGAGCAGACTTTTTAATTATTTTATAAAAACCTATTCACCAGTTAAAATAATATCATATTCAGATATAAGACTTTTTAATGGAAATATATATGAAACACTGGGATTTAAAAGAATTTCACAATCTGCTCCAAATTATTGGTATGTAATTAATGGACTTAGATATCATAGATTTAATTTCAGAAAATCAGTGTTAGTTAAAGAGGGATATGATAAGAATAAAACAGAAAAAGAAATTATGTTCGATAGAAAAATATATAGAATTTATGATTGTGGACATATAAGATGGGAATACAATGTACATTAATGAAAAAATTATTTATATTATACTTATAATAAAAAAGATATGGAAGAATTTAGAATTGACCCAACCATTGCTTATGATGTGGTTGAACTACCAAGTAGAGGAATACATTACCCAGGTAAGAAAAAGTCTGTTAGAGTGGCTTATTTGACCGCTGCTGATGAAAATATATTAACATCATCAAATTTAATTGCAACTGGTGGAATTATTATGGAATTATTAAGACGAAAAGTTTTGGATAAAGATATACAGGCTGAAGATATAATTGAAGAGGATCGACAGGCGATATTAATATTTTTAAGAAACACATCATTTGGTACTGAATATCACATAAAAAATTTAACTGACCCTAAAACTAATGAAAAATTTGATGCGGTCGTTGATTTATCAATATTAAAATTAAAAGATTTTAATTTGGTGGAAGATTCAAATGGGGAATATCAATATTTTTTGAAGAAAAGCGGAATTAATGTTACTTTTAAGTTTTTAACGCAAAAACAAGAGGAAGAACTTGATACTATGAAAAATAGTTGGAAAGGAGAAGGAGTTGCTCCAACCGTAACAAAAAGACTCGAAATGCATATTAAATCCATTAATGGTAATAAAAATCCGATGGAAATATATAGTTTTATAAATAATAAGATGCCTATCACCGATTCACAGGAATTCAGAAAATTTATTGATGATAATAAACCAGGGTTAAACCTAACCCAAACAATAGAAACCCCCTCAAAGGAAACTATCCAAGTCGCAATTGGATTCGGGGCGGAATTTTTTCGCCCTTTCTTCGGAATATAGAAAAGGTCAATTAGATGAAATTCTATATTTAGTAAATCGAAAATTTAGTTATTCCGATGTTATCTCTATGCCAATATTTGTTCGAAGATATTTTATAGAATATTTAAGTGAATTAGAAAATTCAAAATAATCTATTTATGTTATATGGATGATATAAAATTAATAGAAGCCGCTAAAATTGATATAGACACCTTTGAAAAGGAATGGGAGAGACAAAACGGTCCAACTAGTGGAGCAATTACAGGCCCGAAATATCTTTCATATCGTAGTCTTGATGTTGATGATGTAAGAAACGCAATGAAAAGAACCGGGAAAAAAGGTGGAGGATCTGTTGGCGGCGGTAGTGGGGGGCCAAATCTTGGAACTGCTCCAACAAATGTTGCGGGGTGGTTAAGAACAGGATTACAGACTCAATATGGAATGGGTCGAGAAGGGGAATTTAAAGAAAGAGAATTTAAAACCCTTGATTCAGTTGCGGACATATTTTTAACCAAGGAAAATAAGATGAAAAGTATTGGACAAATCGCCAAAGATTTTGCGTCCGATATGGGTATGGAATTAGTTTTACATTTAACACAACAGAATGAACTTTTAACAAATCTTAACACTAAAACAGGCATGTTAGAGGGTCTTTCAAAAGGATTTAGGGATGAAATAACCAAATCTGGGCCTCCTGCAATAAAATTAGGAATTAGTTTTCAGGAATTATCAGATAGTGTCATTGAATTAGTGGCTAACTCAGGAAAATTTAAGTTACTTAGTAGTGATACTATGAATGAAATGGCATTAGCTAGTAAATTCACTGATGGGATGAAAGATATGGCTAAAATGGCTGGAAATTTTGAAAAGGTGGGTATGGGTGTTAAAGATATGGCGTTAGTTGTTGAAAAAATGGGTATAAAATCTATGGGATTAGGATTAAATGCTAGATCAACCACAAAATTGATTGATGAAAATTTAAAAAATTTAAACTCATATGGTTTTAAGGGGGGTGTGGAGGGATTAAATAGAATGGTGCAGAAATCCATAGAATTTAGAATGAATATGGACGCAGTAACTAAAGTAGCCGACAAAGTATGGGACCCCGAAAATGCATTGAGTATGGTGGCAAACTTACAGGTAATGGGAGGGGCGTTTGGGGCTTTAAACGATCCAATTAAAATGATGTATATGGCCACGAATGATGTTGGTGGATTACAGGACGCAATAATTGGAGCCGCTAAATCATTAGCAACATATAATCAAGAACAGGGGCGTTTTGAAGTAACAGGAATTAATCTTAGAAGAGCTAAAGCAATGGCTGATGAATTTGGTATGAGTATGGAAGAATTAACCACAACTGCGGTAGCAGGAATGGAAAGAACACAGGCAGCTTCAGATTTAATGGGAAGAGGATTTAATATGAAAGATGAAGATAGAGAATTCTTAACCAACTTAGCACAAATGAAAGACGGAAGAATGGTTATTGAAGTTCCAGAAAATTTACAAAAAGTATTAGGTGGAAAAGAAGTTGCATTAGAAAGTTTAAATAAAGACCAATATGATGTATTAATAGAACAAAAAGAATTACTTAAAGATAAAACAATGCCCGAGATTGCCAGAGAACAAGTTAGTCTTGTCGAGAATATGAATAGAGATCTTAGTTATATTGTTGCCCTTATGAGAGTTCAAGCGGGAAAACAAGGTGAAGAAGTGTATAAGAAGCTTTTTCCTGGTGTTAATCTCAATAATGTAGTAGATGATATGGACAAAATAATTAGTAAAGCCCCTGATCTTATTAGTAAAATTCATATATTACCACAAACAAACCAAAAAGGTGAAATTTTAGCCGAAGCTGGATCTGCCAATGTTTCAAATGTCAATAATAAAGTCGAGGAAAAAACAAAACAAGAGCCCACTGAAAGTAGAATAAAACAAGATGTTACCCTTACAATTAAAGCTGGCGATGTTGTATATGATGATCTCATGAGAAAAATGACAATGCATGAGATGTTAAATCAAGATCCAAGATCATTTATATCGACCAGTAAGCCACGATAGATATTATATTTTTATCTAAGTTGTATTTATATTTAAAAGAATAATATGCCAAGTTATTTAGATTTTGATACAACTAAACAATTCCGAGATTTTATTATTGGTAAAACACTAACAGTCCCGAATGGCCCTCAATCGTTTACTAATACCACTTATACCGTTCAAAGTACAGGTGATATGTCAAATATTGATCCTGGCGCTGTAGATACCAATAGGCAACAAGATCTATTACAACCACAAACATCAAATGTTTTTAAACCCGACGACTATTCAGTAACCGAATATATTGAAACCATTCCAAGAAAAGCAAATCTCGATCTATATCCATATTTTGTAAATGGACAATATCATAGTTTTGTCAGTATTATGTCGACATCAAGTTATGAAACTGAATCGGAATTAATGAAATTTGCAGCTTGGAATATTAAAGAAAATCCTGAAGGCCCATTTTTTGCGAGATTACAACAAAATTTATATACTGCAACAGTTGGTAGAGTTAGATTAATCGACGCATTAGAGGGAAATTCATCAACTGCAATTAACATCATAACAGGAAAAGAACCATTAATTGAGAAGAATAACAAAATTTCAGTTGCCAGTCATTTAGTTGGTAAAGGTATTGATTTTTTACAGCAACTTGGTGGCGTTGAATTCCCGTGGGTAGAAATTCCTGGTGATTACCTATCGAATCCGAAAAATCCTACCACAAATTTTAGGCCCACAGCAACAAGCGAACTTGGAAAAATATGGCAAGATACCACAGGGGCGCTAGGTTCATTACTTGGTATTCAAAGAAGACCGACAACTACAAGAAAACCATCTGATTTATTCATTGAGTATATGGGAAACGGACCAAAATCATCACTCTTTGATAATCTTTCATATTCAACATATGCTCCTGATTATACAACATCAGCGATGTCACAGAACACATCAAAACTATACAACTATGTCGATCAATTTGCGGAGGGATTTAAAAATTTTTTAGGACTTGAAGCTCCAAAAGGAAAAGGTTATATTGGTGATGATAGAGGGAATGATGTGAAATACGCAATGGGCGACTTCAATGATAGACCTGTAAGAAGTAACTATTATTTAAGTTTATTGTTCGATCCCGTACAGACTGAATTATTTACAAGGAAGAAAAATATTGGAGAAGGCGGGGGAGTTGGTGGTAAATTAACATGGATAAGCTCGAAATCAAAAAATAAATTAGGAACAAATAATGATGAATATAGTTCAGAAGAATCTCAATTTAATGAAACATTATCAACCAATTATCCATTTAGAGAAGATTCAATTTTAGGGGTAACACAAGAAATACTTGAAACAATGCCTACCGATGGCGGAGCGTCTCGTTCTCATGTCGCTAATGTTATAGATCAGACAAGTAGAATTTTTAGAGAAGGTGATGTTATGATATCGAGAGGATCTGCGGTAAAATATGTAAATAATTTTACAAAAGCCGAAAGTGGGGTTGAATATTGTCGAGTGTGGACAAAAGATAGATCGTATATGAATAATTCAGATACGATGAAGAAAACCACAACATCAAGAAAATTTGAAAGTAGTATTTTATCAACGCCATGGAATATAAACATATATCCAAATTCAAATGGAAATGGAGGATTTGATGGATCAACAAATATGGCGCCGGGTGGTTTTAATAATAAAACAAATAAATTTGAAAGTGGCGGCGCTGGATTTTATGCTAAAAAATATATGTTTTCTATAGAAAATTTAGCATGGAAGTCATCAAATAGATCTGGATTTAGTTATAGTGATCTACCATATTGTGAAAGAGGTCCAAATGGAGGTAGAGTTATGTGGTTTCCTCCATATGATTTAAAGGTTAGTGAAAATAACTCAGCAAAATGGGAAGAAAATGCCTTTTTAGGAAGACCTGAACCTGTTTATACATATAGTAATACAACGAGAACCGGACAGTTATCATTTAAAGTTATTGTGGATCATCCAAGCATATTAAATTTACTTGTGAAAAGTCATTTCAAAGGTATGTCAGATGAAGAAGCCGACAATTATATTAATGCGTTTTTTGCTGGATGTGTTGATGTTGATTTCTATAGTTTAGTTAGAAAATACACCACATTAACACCAGATGATGTCATAGCAATTCAATCATATTTGAATCAAAATAAAGATTCAAAGGTTGTTGAAGCCAATAAAACAAAATTAGATCCAATAGTGCCAGTAGAGACCGTTGTTCCTAAAAATGAGACAGAAACAAGAAATTTTTCCACTGAATTATATTACTATAATGACACCCCTAATGCAAGTGATGGTACTAATTTATATACAAGTGACGACTATCAAAAATTATATGATTGTTATATTGCAACCAGAGACACATCATATCTTAATATATTAAATCAAGGATTAATGATATTAACGGGAAGTACACAATGGGGAGCAGATCAGAAGAAAGATTATAAAATTTTAACAGGGTTAGACACAACAACAAAGCCAACCGATTTTACTTCGATGTTTTATAGTGTTAATCAAAAAATAATAGACGCATTTGATAGTTTAGAAAGTAATTATATAACATTTAATGATGATTTAGAGGGATTAAAGTATGAAATTGGTCTTAAAAGAGTAAAAGAAATAAAAGCACAAATCGGATCAACGACATCTGCTGTTCATTCACCTAATTATAATGTGAAACTTTCATATAGAAGAAGTCATAGTATTATTACAGATATTTTAAACAAAATTTCAAAGAACGGAGATGGCGGCAGTGCCAGAATCTTATGGAAAGAAACTATAACTGACAGTACTGTAACTATGGTTGAGCCACCAATTGAAATAAGTTTAAAAGAATTAGGTTACGAAGATCAAGATGGAAAATTTATAATTGAAGTTACTAAAAATACAGGAGAACAAGGTATGAATAGTAGAGGGATTGATTGTAGTAATGTTAATGATCCTGTTATTACTCAATTAAAAATAACGGCACCCAATACATTCTATTGTAGAGAATCAACAGTTAAAATTAACTATACATCTCAATCTGAAGATACACCGATAGAAAAATTACCAGAAGTAACAGCTCCACCAAAAAGTGCAGCAGTAGTTGCGGAAACTTCAGCAGCAAATACAACAGCTCAAAAAACTCCTCCAATTGATCAAATGAAAGTTATAATAATGAAGACGCTGTCTGAATGTGCATATTTTAAGAAACTTGAGGAAGACTCTCCATCACAATTCTCATCATTGAAAGAAAAATTAAGATACTTCCACCCAGCATTTCACTCAATGACGCCCGAAGGATTAAATGCTAGATTAACATTTTTACATCAATGTATTAGACCTGGTGACACATTACCAGTTAAAGAAAGATCAGATCAAAGTGATTTAAATGCGAGAAACACAACATTTGGTCCTCCGCCAATTCTTATTATGAGAATAGGTGATTTTTATCACTCAAAAATTATAGTTAGAGATTATAATGTGGATTTTGAACAAAATCTTTGGGATATAAACCCCGAAGGAATTGGTGTACAACCAATGATTGCCAATGTCACATTACAAGTTAGTTTCATTGGTGGTCATGGATTGGCAAAACCAGTTGAACAATTACAGAACGCATTATCATCTAATTTCTATGCAAATACAGAAATGTATGATCCAAGGTCGACATCAACCGAAACCACGATCGCTGGAAAAGATGCTGCTGAATTCACAAAAGAATTTTTAGAAGGATTGATGGCCGATTATACCGCAAAAACGAATCAATATTCACAGGAAGTACCACCAACAGAAATGAAAATTACCGAAGGTTATATTGGTAAACTTGGTACTAATACCTTAGAATATACCTCAATAGTAGAAGATCTATATATATACAATCAGGGATATTTCAAGAAGTACAGAGAGTTTTATAATTTTTATTTGAATTCATATGATTTAAGAATATTAAGTATGATGACATCCCCAACATATAGGATAATAAATAATTATAATGTTGAGACTGGTAGTGGAACAGAATCGATTCAACTACTAGGTGAATATAAATCAGGACAAGAATTAGAAATATTAGTATCTGATTTTAAAGGTAAAATATTATCTGAGGTTGCAACTGCAAATATTAGTACAATATTTGGATTAGATCGAGATCTAACATCATCTCAGATGAAAAAATCGGAAGATATAATAAAACCAGAAGTGGTTAAAATAATTGGTGATAGATTAGATGGATTACCACAATCTCCCGGTCTTAGTAATGTTATTGAAGGACGAAATAAACTCATAGTTCTTTTTGATAAATTAAATTTTATAACAGGAGAAATTCATGACGGTAAAATTAATATGAAAAAGAAAGAATATACAGGTGTTAACTTTAATGGATTTGATCCATCAACATTTTATGATGAATACAGTTCCGTTGTTGAATTTATAAAAGATTATCAGGATAAATTTACCGAAGATCTTGATGAAAGTTACACCTTTAGTCGCTACTCAACACTATCCGCAAACGACTTATCATATTTCCTTTCAGTTTTATTAAAATTGTCCATTAATGATTTAATGTTAATATATCAAAAACATAATTTGGATTTTTCTGAAAGAACATTAGTTAATATTGAAAAAAGATTAAAAAAATTCCTGATACCATACGATGATAGTTCAATCACTCTTGATTTAAAGAACTTCGGAATAAAGAAATACCCAGCAAGAAAAAACGGTACCAATCTAATATATAATATTCAAGATGAAACATATGAATTTAGTGACGGGCAAAAGACTATGTTGGAGAACGTACATAGAACTAGTTCTAATAAAACAAAGAGCGTATTAAATTATTGGAGATAATATGAATAATCAATATTTTGACAGATATCAATATTATATTAATGAAGGAACAGCTAAAATTGTTCCAGGACTTGAAGTGCCTATCAAATCGACAGATAAGTATATTCAATATAAACGTACTAAAGATAGATGTGATAAATTATCACAAGAATATTATAATTCCCCATTATTTGGGTGGTTAATATTACAATCAAATCCATCATTTGGGGGTATTGAATTTTTAATTCCAGATAATTTTTTACTTAGGATACCGTTTCCTCTCGTCCCGTCTTTACAAGATTATAAAAAAGCCGTAGATTTATATAAATTATATTATGGTGAATAGTTAGGATAAATGATATTATAAAAATTTAACATAAAAAATCATTTCTTTAATATTTATCTAAAAAGGTGAAAACGATTAAATTACCATATAAAACCACTGAAGATTTAACCTCGGTACTTAAACAATATTCATCTGTTGTTAGGTATAGTTATAATCGTTTTCTTGAGGAAAAAACAGAAGATGTATAATTTTGTATAATTTATCTATTTTATGGGGAATAATAATTTAAAAACCACGAATGATATCTTAGTTAAAGTTGATATAAATAATCTTATTTATATCGATCCTAATAGTATTTTGTCCAATGGTTTAGCCGCCCCAAGAAGTATTGAGCCCGAAAATCTGATAATGTATGTTAATTTGGAAGCTGATTTAGTTCCTCGTACTATTTTAGCGGCGGAGGATAATCAAAACACTTTATTATCTATTGCCAGGGGGACGTTGAATTTTATGAAAAAAGCAAATCCTAATGGTAAAACAAAAACCCCATATGATACCGATTTTGACACCAAATGGACAGAGGTATATACCGATGTTTCAAGTGACAATTTTAACCAAAATGATACATCTGGACAGAGTTTCGGTATTGATAATGTGTCAATAAAAATAGCTGGAGCCAATTTCATACCTAGTGTGTCAATAAAATTTATTGATGTTAGAGGAAAAACATTATTTGATTCTCCACGGGATTCGCCATATTCCGCTTTTTTTCATTTACCTTGGCCAATATTTTATTTAACAGTTAAAGGATATTATGGAAAAGCAATAAGATATAGACTTCATATGATTAAATTTAACTCGAAGTTTAATCCAGCTAATGGTAATTTTGAAGTCGATGCAACATTTATAGGATCAACATATGCTTACCTAGCAGATATTCCATTAGAATGGGTATTAAACGCCCCGTATTTTTATTTATCAGAAAACATCGAAACTACCCAGTATAATAAAGAAACAGGATATTATGATGTAACGATTACTAAATCAACAAAAGGATATAGAGTATTAAGGTCAGTATATCAGGAGTATATCAGTAAAGGATTACTACCAAAAGATTTTCCAGTAAAAACACTTAGGGAAATTATTATTATTGCAGGTAGGTTAAATAAAATATTAGAAAATGAGGTATTTGCACAAACTGTAGATGCGAAGGTTTTAGCGGGGGTTAAGGATTTTGAAGAACAAGTTGAAGGATTTTATAACTCAGTTCAATCATGGAGCAATAGATATCTGAGTTCACGAACAGATTTTTTTACAAGTAATGAAAAACAACATAACTCAACCGAACCTGTACGTTGGTATAGAATGAGAGGAGATAAAAAAAATACATTAGAATGGGTTGAAGGTAAGGACATCTCAGGTACACTTGAGTTCATAATATATGGTTTTGCTAAGAGACTAGCGGAAAACCCAACTTTTGGGGTTGGAAGAGATAATTCAATATTCAAAGATAAAAATTTTATCGTTAAACCCATATCGCTTTATCAATTTAATAATATAAAGAATTTTTATAAAAATGATCAAGGAACATATGGTATCGATATTGATGGATTACTTGATGATATTAACAATGTTGAAAAAGATTTTGTAGAACAAAGAAACAAATTGGAAACCGACATTGAACAAAAAATGAATGAGATAATTAAAAAACCAGATAAGGGAATTGGTTTTGAACCAACAATTAGAAATATTATAGGAGTCCTTCTTGCTAATGCTGAAACATATATAAGATTAATGAAAGATGTCCATACCAAAGCATTTGATCAGGGTCCAGAAAGAAAAAAGAAACTTACTGAAGTATCGACAGATAGTATTGGGGATGCTATATATCCATGGCCAGAAGTAAAAACGCAAGTTGCGGGTAGTAAAGATTTAGTTTTATCATATCCCGCCAGTAAAGAATTAATAGGTAAATTAAAGGCCGACGACCCAATTTTATGGCCTGAAGTTGATTTTGTTGAAAATTTTTATGAAATTGCAACAAAAAAGGCTGATAATTTAACCACTAAAGAAGGTAATCCAGAGAATATAAATTATGTTTTCGCCACAGGAATTAAAGAATCTAAAAAAGATATTGGGATGTTAACTAATATTTCAGGAATTATACCTTACGGTGATAAATCCCAAATATCGATCTTATATGAAATATATGAAAGAGCAAAATATGTTACTTCATTTAGTCCATTCAGCAATGATGTGATGCAAGAATTGGGAAGTATCGAATTTGATAATTTAAGCGCTCAAATAAGTGAAGATATTGATATTGTAGATATGTTAAAAACAAAAATAACAAGCTATGATCAATTACTTTATAATATGGCGCCATCCTATGATAGATACTCATATTTTAAAGATCAATTACCAACTGTACCATATATTAAAAACGCAATATCTGAAGATTTTATTATAAAAAAATATCAAAAAAATCTTCAAAATCAAACAACGCATGAAGATCAATATACAAAATTACAGGGATTTTTATCAAATTATAAAACTGAATCATATAGATCAGATATATATCCGTTCAATTCAACATTATATCAATCTTATTTAACAACAAATTTTGACGCCAAAAGTTTAAATTTAAGTGGAATTTTAAAAGCTAATCCTCCTGAAGATTTTATTACATCACCAGTTGATCCATTTATGTGGGTTAAATCTGGATATACTACTAATTTATTTACTAATCTCATAAAAATAGGCGACGAATATAAACATATTTTAAACACCCCATATTTTCATAAACAATTATATGATGATTTTATTAAATCTCAACCGTCTGAAAAATATGTGGGGTCGGCATATCTACTTTTAAATTCCCTACCATTTAAAGATTTAGATGAAAAAATGATTTTTACATCATTACCATCTGGTAATCAACCTTTAATGTCATCTATTTTTAGAGAAATCGGATCAACCCATTATATTCCATATCATTTGATGATAAAATGGGGATCAATATATCACAGATATAAAAAATATATTAATGATGGCGTCGATATCATTCAAAATGTGACTACACGAATTGATGGAGATTTATTTTTTGACAACGTATCTGGTAGAACATACACTACAATGTCAGGTATAACAGTAGACAGAAGCACAAATAGTGATGTGGGATTTCATCCTTATTATGAAAATGTGTTTCATAAAATAGTTAACGATTATGGTTTTTTTGACCAAGTAACGGGGCCAAGTAGTTATTCTACCGCAATAAGTAATGGTATAATTAATACAAATTATAGAATTGCTCATGGGGCAAATGCGTGGGCAAGTTTCATTAATGCCTCGACAGGTATAACAACATACACATTATTACCATGTAATGGATATAACGACATTGATGGATCTGAATTTATCGATGCGGAACAAGAGAATTTTAGAATCTTATGGAATATCGGAACGACATATACTCCAAATTATGTTGACTACTCTTCATATACATTTCCATCGACATACGAATATTTTAAATCAACAGGATCAACAGGTACATATTCATTATCAACGAATTATAAAAAAGTGATTGATTTAATTGCAACATTCAAGCCAGATATTTTAGACGTATTTGAAGCTGCGTTCTTGGATTTTGCAAGTGAAAATCTTAATGAAGAAACCGCATATAAAATATATGATGTACAAAATTCAACATTTCAAGATTTATTAAAGAGTATTGTTTCGATTCCGAAAAATAACTCAGATCCAACAGATATTAATGGACTTATAACCAAAATTAAAGAAAAACAAACAACTAGTTTATCAGATATAACATGTAATATGTTGTCGAGTGATAGCCTTATAAAAATTTCATTAGCTAATCCTAGGGAAATTGATAACTATCTTTTAACAGGATTTACAAGTAATGATCCAACACATTTTGATTTAAATGAATTTGATTCATCTCAAGTTGCAGGTAATTTGGATAATATCAACCTTTACTTGGGAGAAGATTTAGACGGATACTATCAAGATTTCTTTCAGTTAAATAATATTGAGTTAAATGAGGACAATATAAAACAATTTAGATTTTTAATCTATCCATATGCTGGATTGAGGGCAACAGGACAAAACCCAACAAAATCGGAATTTATCACATATTTAAATAACACGATTATATCGCCAACATCATCCAAAATCGATTCAACAATAGTTAGCGGGCCTGAAGATAGATTAAGATTATTTTTAGATAAATTAATATATCGAATACAAAAAGAGTTAAACGCATCAAAACCTGATAAATTAAATAAAAAAAGAGGATATGGTGATGATATTATCAAATTAGAATTATATAATATGTTCAAATCATTTAATGATAAATGGACTGCAGGTAATTCGATAGGTCAAAGAACATTAATGGAAGAATTTTTATTCTTGGATAAAGCGAATAGAGATATCGGAGATTCTGTTTATATTGATATGGAAAAATTAACAAGACTAACAGCAAAAGGTAATGAAAAAATTAATTTATTTAGCGCAATTAGTCTTTTAGTACAAGATACTGGGTTTGATATTAGAGCATTACCAGCATATGTTAATTTTTACAGTGCTAATGGATCTTCAACTGGAAGAAAATCATTACCATCTAAAAATGTCGCTCAAATTATGTTTGGGTCGTTCTTAGAAGTTGATTATGTGGACTCTTCTCCAAAGATCATATTACAATATATAGGGCCAACATCGAAACATCCGGAAATGTCTGAAATTAGTAAAAGAAATAAATTTCCAGATGATGGATGTAATGTTGGGGATACTCATAATAATCCCATTCTTATTGATGACGGTATTTTTAGTAAAACCGATATTAGTAAATCAAATAGAGTTGTTGCGTTTGAGGTGAGTTTTGGTGATCAAAATCAGTCTATTTTTAAAGGTGTGGAATTGGATCAGACATCAATAAAAAATACGTCAGAATCTTTTATAGTGTTAGACAGATTAGGACGAAGCGAAAGTGGATCCAGTACTGCTCAAGTTGATATAGGATTATTTGATATATATAGACAATCTTCATATCAATGTCAGGTATCTTGTATGGGAAATGTAATGATACAACCAACAATGTACTTTTATTTAAAAAACATACCATTGTTTAAGGGGTCATATTGGATTACGGAAGTAACCCATAATATTAAAACATCAGGAATTGAAACTATATTCAAAGGTACAAGGATGCCACTACAATCATTACCAAATCCATTAGATTCATTTATGGCTAGTTATCGATCATTCTTTGATAGGATGGTGAAAAATAGTGTTACTAAAGTTCAAAAAGAACGAGAATCAAGCTTAACGGCGTCAACTATTAATGAAAAAACTATTGTAGATTCTTCAGGTAGCCATTCTTATAGTGTAGATAATATAAATGTTCCAGGCGAAAAAAATACAGGAACTTCCGGATATATGCCATACGGAATTCCATATAACGGATTTGACCCAACTATCGATAAAGATATTCAATTAGTTACTAATGTCAACTTTATTGTTAGTCCTATTAAGAATACCACAGAATGGTTAAGAACAAGAGCAGTAATGATAGGAGGAATAATATATAAGCCATTAGATAATGTTGCCATGAGTGTGTTATCAAGGCT